CGCCAGAGAGTTGTCGTCTGCTGTGGTCTTCTTCGGTGCTGCGTACGTGTCCTTGTATCGCTTGCCCACGTCGCGGGCATCGAGGTACACGTTCATCGGTGCGAGAGTCTTCTTGTTCACGAGCATCAAGACCATGTGACCGCCGCCTAGTTGCTCGCCGGTCTGAATCTGATAGTCGTCTGCCGAGAAGTTCTTCATGTCCCCACCGGCCCGTTGGGCTTGCGCAGTTACCTGCTCGCCCACGAGGGACTTGACCGCTTGCTGATAGCCGGTGTCCGTCTGATTACCGAAGCCGGGATACGCCTTGTTCACCGCCTCCGAGAAGCTGCCGTCGCTCACTGCCGGGTTGTGCAGGACGAATGCACCCGGTACGAAGTCAGCGTGCTTCAGCGACTGCGCGAACGCCACCTTCGCTGCCTGCTCGTCGGTGTAGTTGAACGCCGCCTTCAGCTTGGCGATCTGTGGGCCGATCTGCGTGGCGAGTGCCTGCTTGTTCCCGTCATTGAGGTTGAACTCGGTTAGCTGCCCCGGCCCGCCGATGAACGGCACCATCTGCTTGAACCAACTGGGATCGGCACCGGCGACAACCGCGGTCGCTGCCTTCTTGTCTTCGGGCGTTGGCTGTACCGTCGCAGCACGTGCGAGGACTTGACGCTGCGACAGAAGCTGGTCCGGGTCGTTGATGTCGATGTTCGAATTCAGCAACGCGATGACCTTGGGAGCCGACGCACCGAGGTAGTTCGTCAGCGCTGCTGTGCCGTTCGGTGCCTTCATCATCATCGACGCGTACGCTAGGGTCTGCGCCATTGCCGGTGTAGCGGGCTGGCTCCCTTCGACCAGCGGCTGTAGCTGCTGCTGGAACTGCTGGGTCAGGAGTGGGCTGCGCGTACGTTCGTACTCGCTTACTGCGGCGAGCTTGTTGATCGTCGTCTGCGCCTGCTCGGGAGTCGTATTGTCTCCAATCGACTTCTTGAACGTCTCGTCAGCCGCCTGCTCCAGCGATCCGGGTGCGTACGGGATGCTCTTAAGCTGGGCGTACTGCCCGCTGTTCAGCGCCTGCAATCCGTCCGTCACGCCCTCGTCGTAGTTCGCCTGCTTGTTGCCTGCCTTCGCGGCTGCGGCCTTCATCTTGGCGTCGCCCGCGTACAGCGACTGCACGAGCTTGGCGTACATGCCGTTGTCGATCATCGGCGTGGTGCTGCCGTTGAGCGTGCGGTCCTTCATGTTCATGTCGTCCACGATCTTGCGCAGCGCCTGCTCACCATCGGGAGAAGCCGGAATGCCGGTCGTGCCCTGCGTGAGGTTGTACACAAGCCCCTGCCGCGAGGTGAGGATGTCCGCAGAGTTCGGGTCATTCAGCCGGTGCTTCTCGGCCCATAGCGGCATCTGCTTGTCGATAGCATCGCGTGCTTCGAGCGGTAGCTTGTTCCACACTTCCGGCGTCTGCTTGGCTACGTCCACGTACGCGAAGTTGCCGCGCAGACCGTTCGCCGTGATCGACTGGGTAGTGGCTTTGATCCACGCCTCGTCCGTCATGCCCGGAAGCTGCGCAAGGTTATCCTTGATGCGCCCACGCGCCGCGTCGATGCCCGGCTGATCCTGTACCTTCACTGCTGCTGCGATGCTGGCCTGCTCTGCGTCGCCGGTGCTGATCTGATTGTTGCCGTACGCGTTGATGTTCTGCTCTTGGATGTACTGCAAGTGCTGCTTCATGTGCGTCTGGAGCATCGGCCCCATCTGCTCACCGAGCTTCGCCTGCACCAGCATGTCCGTTGCGGGGTCACCTGTGCTGCCGATCTTGCTGGCCTGATCCACGAGGTACTGACGCACCTGATCGGGAGACTGCTTGCGCAAGTCGGGCATCGACGCCATGAAGTCAGTCTGCGACTGGTTCATCGCCGTCATGGCGGTCATCTGCTGCGCGCCCTGCGTCGTCGCGTCAGGGCCGAAGATTTGCGTCCACTTCGGCTGATCGTTCTTAACGTCGATCATGGCCTTGCCCTGCGCTACCTCAGCCATGCCCTGAAAGTACATCTGCTTCTTCTGCTGCTCAACCAGCGGCTGTAGCATGCCCTGCGTCAGCCGGTTCAGCGAGTCGATGGTTTTCATTTCCGAGTTCGCACCACCGACCAATCCCATGTCCTGCTGCGGGGCGCGTACGCCGCCGTCGCCCTGATACGAGCCAGCACCGCCGCCATCGAGGCGAGTCTGCGAACCCGCCCCGGTTGCGGTGCTTTGCTGCACTACTAAACCGCCGTCACCATTCAAGGCGAAGTTCGCCATACTTGCTCCTTACTTAAGTGTGAAGTTGAATTCCCCGCCGCTGCTGCCTACGGTGCTGGAGAAGAACCCGTTCGTGTCGCCGCCGACATCGGCCTTGAAGCCGTAGTCGTGACCGCTGCCGACGCCCCAGTTGTTGCTGCTCGACCAGCCGCCAGAGCCGATACCTTGGACTCCTGACAGAACAGCGCTTGCACCTGAACCTGCTGTGACGCTGCCGATACCGTTGCCGACTGTGCTGCCGCCATGCAGGCCCGACATGATCGAGCCAACGTCAACGCCGAACATGCCTTGGATTGCTGCGTCGCCCGGATCGGTTGCGATAGGCTTCATCGGCTCGATCTGCGTCTGCGCGATGTTCACGCCGTAGTCGAGGTTAGCCACGCTCTGCGACTGGTCCTGCGAGAAGACCATGTTGCGCATGATCCCCACCGAGGCGAGGTGTGCGTCGAAGGTCATGCTCGCAGTCTTGTCGGCCTGCTGCGTGCGCTGGCGTCCCTGCGTCTGAAGCATCGTTTCGCGCATGATCGCGGCGCTGCTGCCGCCCACGCCGCGTGCGGACGCGTCGGCCTGCATCGCACCGAGCGTCGCCGCATTGTTGATCTGCTGCTCCAGCGAGCCCCGGTTCATTGAGTCGAACTGGCGCTGGATGTTCGTCTGCTGGTTGCCGTACTGCGCGCCGATTGCGTCGGCCTTTTGGTTGTTGCCGATACTGCGCTGCGTGTTGGCGAGATTGGCCTGAGCGATCAGGAATCCGTTACCCGCGTACCGCAGCATGTTCGCGTTGTTCGCGTTAGTCGTGGCGAGCAAGTTGCTGGCACCCACGTTAGCCTTGTCGATTGTGTAGTTCGCCGCGTTGGTGGCGTTCTGCAACTCGGCCTTCGCAGCGCCGCCAGCGGCCTGCATCCCCATCTGGATCATTGCACCCCACATGGGTTAAACCCTCCGAGAGTTAGAGAAGAACTGACCCACCCACTCAATCGCGGAGATCGACATAGGCAGGCACGTGCGGGACTTGAACGTGACACGATGCTCTGTGTTAGCGCGGCCCGCTGGCACGCTGATGGTTGTGGTCGCCACCGGCTGTACGCCCACCATGTCGGTATCCCAGCCGAGAATCCGGCCATTGAACTTCGCCACCGTCTTGTCCACTCCGCTCGCCGTCAGCACCGTGTCCATGCCTGCGGTGTCCGTGACAGACACTGCGTAGCGCTGGACAGTCAGCCGCCCGGTCGTGATCGCCTTGTCGTTCTGATCGCGCACGTACGGTGCAGTGATCGTCACGTACGAGGCGTAGTCCCAGCCGGTCTGAAAGTTCGCGGTCGTGTATCCCTTGGCGAGGTACGGCGCGGCGAACGCGTCCCAGTTAGCAAGCGGGGAGTGGTACAGGAACTCAGGCTTCGACACATCCACCGATGCGTAGCAGTCCGGCCACATAGAAGCCGTGGCTCGATTAGGGAACTGGAGCGCGATGGAGCCGGTCGCCTGACTCAGCGGACGCAGCCCGTCTAGGTACGGCGTACCTGACTGCTTGGCGTCGAGGCTGAAGCTGACGGCCATGAGGCTGTACTTCGTGTTGTGTCCGACAGCACCATTGGGAGTGACGAAGAACGCGATCAGCGTCTGCCGGTGCGGCGTCATGCCGACCAGCGTGCCCATCGACGGGCTGACTTCCCACCGGCTCCACGAGTCCCACGCACGCTGCTGCGAGCCTGCCGAGTCGATGTACGAGTACACGTAGAAGCCCGAGGTGTAGCCGTCCGTTCGCACGAACAGCGTCGCCGGTGCCGAGAGCGCGGCGAGTTCAATCGGTCGCCCGCGCATGTACTTGTCCAACTGCTTCGAGATTTGATACGTCTCAGGAGTGTCTTGGAACAGCCCTAGCTGGAACTGGTTAAGCTGCCCAGCGTACGGTGAGCCGCCCGACTGATCGCTGGCGTCTCGCGCCTTGCCGTAGAAGATCAGGTTCCCGTTCGTCACCGGCTGCGCGTTCGTAGCGTCCCGCTCTGCTGCCGTGGTCGATACGGAGATCGTCTGCGGCGATGCCACCTGACGGCCCGAGATCACGTACTGGTTGCGCTTGCCGAACATGAACAAGTCTTTGTTGAAGGTCACCGAGCGCGAGATCACATCGTCAGCCGCGCCGAGTGCGTACACCTCAATCGGGTCGTCGTCATGCACCGACAGCATCGTGTCGCGGAAGAAGTTGAAGTAGTCACCCGCCTTCGACATGAAGATGGTCCCGTTCGCCACGATGACCAAGCGGTCTTGAAACATCGTGAGCATCGAGATTTGCTTACCGAAGAAGTACGGGATAGCGCCGGTCGCGTTCAGGTCGCCGCAGCGTGACGCGGAGAAGCCGGGGGCATTGAACCCGTACGACACGTTGCTCGCGTTCTTCGCTGCGTTGAGGTCCGGTGCTGCGCCGATCACGAAGTCGTTACCGTCGCTGCTGATGCCGCCTAGCATGAGTACCTGCCCCGGAGTCACGATCTGCGCCGGTGCCTCAACCCACGTTCCGGTAGTCCAGCCGCTTGCTGTAACAGCGTCCCCGATGAACTTCATGTAGTACGGGTGAGCCGCGCCCTTGCTCTGCACCTGAACAACCTTACCGTTCAAGTGGACCGAGGAGAGCTTCGCCGGGTCGTCAACCGTATTGAAGACCGAGCGGAACAGCGTACCGTCGCCGCCGTCCTCAGCCGAGATAGCGCTGGCATTCCAGATAGTGATGGTGCCGCCGACCGCACTGACCTCTGCGAAGCCCTGCGTGTGCAGGTAGCTCACGAGTTGGGCTGCGATGTCTGACGGCTGCACGCTCTGCGCTGCCGTACCGATCCATGCGTTGACCGCCGAGTTGTAGGCGTTCACACGGTCGTTCACCTGCTTCTGATAGTCAGTCGCTGACTGCGGGATGTCCGAGGTGTTCAGCAAGGTCGGGTAGCTAGATGCCAGCGTCGTCCGCGTCGCCACGAACACGCGACCATCGGACTTGCGCGTAACGCTCAGAGTGAAGGTGCGGCTGTACGCACCGCCGCGTACCCATGCAACGCCGACTGTGTTGCTCGCCGCGTACGGGTCAGTCGTGCTGTATCCCGGACCCATGCCTTGCGCTGCCATGCACACGTAGTCCCCGACCGTTGTGACAGCCGAGATACCACCTGTGAGCCACGGCGCGGTGAACGTTGGGTTCGGGTTGACTACGTTGAGGAACTTCGAGTCATCCTTGTTCAGCACGAACAGGGACGACATTTGATCGCCGGCCACTGACGGTGTGACTTGGTACAGCAGGCAGTACTCCTTGCCGCGCACGAAGAACGTGTATTCCCGGTAGTTCGTCAGGTCCGCGAGAGTCTGCGGTGTCAGTGTCGCGCTGGTCGTCGCGTCCGTCTCTGCGAGCCATACGGAACCGGGACGGCGGGCGAGGCCCACAACCGGGTCCGACAGCATGTTCACCTGTTCCCACATTTGCCCCGGATGCCGCTCCTGCGGAACCTGCTCCGAGACTCCCCGCGTGACCGAGGCGTAACTTCCCACTACCTTACCCATTAGACCTCCTTACCAACGGCGGCGTGCGAAGCGGCTCATTGGCGCAATCAATCGCAGGTGCTCCGCAACGCTGGGTGTGTTGAACATGTTCACGCGTGAGTTACGGATGTGTTCCGCACGCAACGTGGAATAGGCTTGCTGATACGCCGCACCGAGCTTCGAGTACTTGTTGTTGTCGCCGTCGAAGCTGTTCTGGAAGTCCAGTTGAGTGCGGCACGAGATAACGTGTTGCGCCAGCATCGGCAAGTCCTCGAAGGGAATCTCGCGGACGACGAAGGCGTTGACCGAGCCATTGACTAGGCTGCGCAGGTCGTACGTTGAATTGGATCGGTCGTACAGGCGGCGTCCGCGCTGCACGATGCGTGTGTCTCCCGCGTCCACGTTGATAGCGTCTGCGGGCACGTACGCATAGCCGTACTGCACGTCGAGTGCAATCGTCTGTGCGTCTGAGTTGAACCACCAGCCCTTAGCCTGCTCTTGGGTGTTGGTGGTCTTAAGTTTGTTGAGCGCCGCCTGCACGAAGGGATGGTCGGCGTCAATCGCATTGAGTGGCGACTCTCCCATTGTGTCGAGGCACGCGTTCACTACGTCGAGTGTGGAAATAGCGGCCACTGAATGCTCCTTAAACGAAAAAGCCCCACACCGGGTAGGCATGGGGCTAGGGTGCGGCTGGTTAAGCCGACTTCAGGACACCGGCGAATGCCGGGTTGTTCGGAGCGACACCGAACGAGAGGTGTGCGTCGATGAACCACATCTTCGACTTCTGATCGTAGAAGACCTCCGAAGTCAGCGGGATGGTTTCACCGGCGAGCAGCGCACGCGGCGAGAACACCGATGCGATGGTCTTCGAGAAGTCACCGTCATACGCAGCGCCGTTACCAGCGTTCGACAGGTAGTGACCCGTCACGTTGGTAGTCGGAACGTTGTTCGAGAAGTAGATCGGCACGCCAGCAGCCGAGATCGCCTTCGTCTTGATCGTCGTACCGTCGCTCGTAAGGAGTTCGCGGTCGATCAGGCGGTTGTTCTGGAGCAGCGTGTAGAAGTACTTCGGCTTCGTCACGATGACGAGACCATCGTCGTGCGGGTCCACGTCCTTGTCGGCCATCGCGGCGAACATGTCGAGGAGCTTGCCTTCGAGCTTGACCGGATCGAGTTCATCGCCAACAGCGGCGAAGGTCGTGGTCGTGCCCGGTTGCCAGCCGCTCGGGTACTGCGACATGTCGGTGATGCCTGCGGCCTTGATCGCTTGGATGAAGAACGCTTGGTCGAAGAACTTCGAGATTGCGATACCGTGTTCCGTACCGATTGCGGCGCGTGCGTCGTACGAGCTTTGGAAGTCGTCCAGCAGCGGCACGACAGCGCGGGCATTCACCAGCGTGTCGATTGTCAGCTTGACCTTCTGTGCCTGCACCACGTTCGCATCGGGTTCAGTACCCGGCGTGACCTTCGAGAGGGTCGATTGACCGACTTGGAAGTTCGTGATCGTGGACGTACCCTTCACCGGGCGAACCGGGACGAAGTTACGGATGATGGAGCGGCGAGCCAGCGTGTGTTCCACAACGCCGCCGTACTCCTCAATGTGGAGCGCCAGCGGGTTCGTTGCGGACGGTGCTGCGCCGATCTGTGCGTTGTTGCCAGTCTGAAGCGCTGCGCCCGGACGGTTGACGTTCGTGTAAGACAGACCCATGTGTAGGATTCCTTATTGTGAAATTGTGTGATTGGCCAATGACACGTTTCTGTGTCTTCCGAGTTGACCGAAATGAGAAAAGGCCCGCCAGCGGTTTGCTGGACGGGCCTCTGCGGGGTTACAGCGGGTGAGGCTTAGCCTCGGTACATGGCACGGCGCGCTTGTAGTGCGGCGTACTCACGGCTACCTTCGATGCTGCCTTGCTGGCGAATCTTGGCGACTTCGCGGGCGTACTCAGCGGGACTCAGCGGGCCGTTGCCAGCCGCCGCGCCTGCTCCTGCCACCACGGCTGCGTTGACTGCCGATGCCTGCGGGCTGATGGTCACGCCCGGCGCGCCGCGATAGCTGTTCACCAGCCACTGCGACACCGCCTCTGCCAGCACACCGCCACTGGCGAGCGCTGTGTTGATCGCTTCCTTCTCAGCAGGCTCGGCATTGGCGCTGGCCCATTCGAGGGTTTCGGCCCACACCTTCTCGTCGCCGCCCGCAGCGTGCAGGCAGGCGTCGTAGATCGCAGCGGACTTGGCCTTCTCTTGCTCAGCGAAGCGGCCCTGCGCCTCCTTGGCGAGGTTCAGGTGCTGTTCCCAGCCCGTCACACCCTTCTCTGCCAGCGCAGCCGCCAGCAGGCTGAAATCGCCCTGTGCTGCTGCCTGTACTGCCGGGTGATTGGCGGTGAAGCCAGCGCGCCCGATGAAGTCGAGCGCCACGTCGAGGCCCGCGTCGCCCGTCTTCTCGAAGGACACGGCACCCTTGCTCGGATCGACCCAGCCGCCCTTCTCAAGCTCAGCGGCCTGTGCCCGCTCCGCTGCCTGCTCGGGCGTTACAGCCTCCGAGGCAAGCGGGAGCGCAACCTTGGCTTCGGGCTGGTTGCCTGCTTCGACCGCAGGCGTTACTGCTTCTTGTGCGGGGGAGGCTACTTGCGCCGGTGCTACGGTTGCCGATGCTGCTGCTACTGCTGCGGTTTGTTCGCTCATTACTGTCCTTGATTAGGTTGGCCGCTCATGACGGCTGATGCGACTGGGCGTGCTACCTGCTGCGCCAGCGCTGCTTGTTGTGCGTTCTCCATGTCGGCCTTCTGCTGATCGGCTGTCTTGACGTACTGCGAGTAGTCAACGCCGCGACCCGCGAAGATCGCCTTGGCGATTGCGTCGAGGTTCAGCACAGCGAGGGCTTGTGGAGGCATACCGCTTACTGCGGCGAGGTCTTGAAGGCAGAGCTTCAGGTTGTCGAGGTCACCGTTGCGGGAGAGTGCGTCGAGCCCGGTAATGACCATCGGGGTGATCTGCGTCCCGCCGAGGTCAACTCCGGTGCGCTTGACCAGCCAGAAGGCCATAGGCAATTGGAAGTCCACCGCGAGGCGTGAGTACACACCACCCAGCGACGTTTCCAACTCGTTCGCCTGCATGCGGACTTCTTCAGCCGTGACCCGCTCCGCGTCGCGCACTACCGCACTGCCGATCAGGAAGACCCGACCGATGCGGTTCACGTACTTGGTAGCCACGGTGTCGATGTACTGCATGTTCTGGCCGGTGCCAGAGTTCAGCGGTACGATGTCGTCCTTCATGCCGGGTAGCGCTGCGCCGTTCTCCGACGCCTCAACGTCCTCCGGGTGAGTCTGACCAGCCGGGTTGACCAGCCAGCGGAACTCCGACGCGAGGATCGCGCCCTTGACCTCTGCCTCAGACAGGACGGAGAGCGAGGCGAAGTCGCCAGCGTTCTGCTCCACTAGGCCAGTGCCGTAGTTGTTGTCGTCGTGCAGTTCCCACGTCAGCGGTCGGTACGGGAGTGTGTCGTCCGTGTACTTGCCGTTGTACTTGTCGGCTAGGTCGATGTCGTCAACATGGTGTGTGACGAGATAGTTCGCCGCACCGTCCCACTTGACCCACGTGAAGTACTTGACCTCGTGGCACGACTGCGGATCAGCCGGGTCCATGTTTCCGTACTTCTGCGGGTGCTGATCCTTGAGGTGCTTCTGCACGTCCGACTCCAGTTCATCGAACCGGACCTTCTCGTGGATGACTGTCTCGATCAGCTTGCCGCTCATGGAGCGCTTGACCGTGAACCGCTTCAACCCCAGCACACGCATCGGCGGATCGTTCGGCTTCTGGCCTAGGATCAGCATGCAGTTGCCTGTGATAATGAGGTGCTTCACAGCCTCGTACAGTTTCGGGCGTACGCCCATCTGATCGAGCGTCTTGATGCAGTTCATTTCCGCAGTGGACAGCATCTGCTGGACACCGCCTGCGTCGAGGTTGAGCTTCTGCATGAGCTTCTGGAGCAGCGCGGACGCCACCTGAAGCCGGAAGAACGGACGAGACGGCGCGAACAGCGCGAGCATGAGTTTGTTCGCAAGGTTGTTGACGGCTTGCGCGCCTACCGATTGGTAATCGGTCTGTAGCTCCTCAGCCTCCTCGTTGTATCCGGGAGGCGTGCAAATTGTTGGAAGGGTGAACGCCGCGTACTTTTCGCATCGGGTCAGCAGAGGTTGTCGCTTGCGCGCCCCTGCTTCCCATGCTTGCTCCGCAGTGAAGTTCAAGTTACGACAGCTTGATCCCTACGCCGCCGCTCGAAGCACCGGCGCTCGATGCCGCGCCCACCTGATAGCGGCGTCGCGGGTCCGAGGAGTCGGCTGCTGCGCCGTTACCGCTCAGGTCCACGCTTGCTGCCTTCTCGGCAGGCGGCGTCGTATTGGCGATCTGCGCGGCGAGTGCCGACTGGTTGATCGCGGCCTGCTGCGCCTGTGCGGCTGCGGCTGCTTGGTTGTTGATGTTGACCTTCTGTGCGTTCGCCGCGTCCGTGGCCTGCTGCGCTTGCTGGGCTGCTGCCGCATTCACGGCGTCGGCCTGCTGCTGCGCTGCGGCTGTGGTGGCATCGGCTACCGCCGTGGTGCCGAGTACGCCGCCGACTGCTGCGCCTACCTCCTTGGTTGCGTCGAAGCCTGTGGCGAGCTTAACGGGGTCTGCGAACTTCTTCGCAAGTTTTACGACTGACTTAATGAGGCCGCTCATGTGAGTTCCTTGTAGAGTGCGTGGGCTTGGGTGCTGTAACCAGCACGGTGATAGACCCGAGCCAAGCGCTCGTCGGAGGAGTTTAGGGCGGTGCCCACCGCTATTCCGACGCAGCCCGCACCGCGTGCGATGTTCTCCATCGCTCTGAGTACGGGTCTGATGCTATGTGCTGCTGGGTCAACCTTGAGGAGCAGTTGCTCGTAGAACACGTCACCGTCCGAGTACCACGGCGCACCGATCTGATACGCGAGGAGGTAGCCGCTAACTAGCAGCACCTCGAAGTCACTGCCGTTGGCGATCTCATAGAAGACCTTGCCTAGGCTCACCGTCCGGTGCCACGACTTGTCCGGGAACTTCACCCCGTACACAGCACGCTCTATGGCGAGCCAGTCATCGTGCGTGAAGTCCTTGCGGGCTTTAACGTTCAATGACATAGCCTGACCGCAGCTTCTTCAGTACCTCCTGCACGCCAAGTTGATACCCGGCCATGAGGTCCGTGGTTTGATTGGTGACTACCGGCGGTGTGAGTTCCCGCTCCAGCCGGGCGTATGCGTCCGGGTCGAGTCGAATAAGAATCTGCTCTTTCAATGGTTGCTCCGTTTCGGTGTCTTCCGAGTTGACCGTAATCGAATTCGGTTCGCTCGGAAGACATACATCATGCAAAGAAGAATTTGCTGGTGAGAACTTGGCGCAAATCCAAGTCACCGCTTTTGGGTAGCGCAGGCAGGCCGCTGTAGCTATTGCTGAAATCACGCAACGGATTGAACGTCTCATACATCCTCACAAAGTTTTCTCGGATCAACTCGTACAGCCGCTGAGTGTCAGCCGCATGCGTACCGTAATCGTCGTGGATCATCGCCAGTGAACTGATACCCTCGTCCTCGCAATCACATACAGTCATCGTCAAGTGAGAAGCATCCATGCTGTGTACGAAGTTAGGAGCAATCCCGTTCTTATGCCGGTTAGCACTAGGATCGTCACCCTCCATACCCACCCTGATACGCACCCCACCCAGTAACAGTGACCGTACGTGTGTAAGCTCAATCTCGTTATAGTGCTGAACGACATGGAACCCGCTAGGAGCAACCCAACCGATCTGTGGCTGGCCGCTTTTAATTAGGGTGTTCGCACACTTCTGCAACCAACTCATAGCTTCAGACGCGGCGATAACAACCTGACCAATCGCATCCCATACAAGGTGAGACAGGAAGTTCGAAGCGAACGGATACTCCGACTTCTCGAACTCGTCAGCCTTCCCCTGCTGTAAGTAGTCCTTATGGATGAAGTCAGCACAAGAGAAGCGAGTGGAGCCATAAGGCAACGTCATGACCGAGCGCTTAACAATCGTCCGGTTCATTCCGTGTGCAATCCACCGCTGGCAGAAACTCCAATCGCGCTCGGTTACCTGATCCTGTTTCAGGTCGGCTAGTTTCAGCCCCACTACGTCAGCAACCTGCTGATAAATGTCGTTCGGCTTTACACCCGGTACGAGGTTAGTCGCCCGTCCTCCGACAGAATCTCGCAGCATTGCCGAGAAGTGCTGTAGGCCATTGCAACTACCGTCGAGCCCAACCGGGATTCGAGAAGTGAAAGTGCTTGGCGCTGCTCTCCACTGAGCGTATTCGATTGCCCACGCAAGAAATTGAAGGGGGCTGTCCGCTGTTGACCAGCCTGTGTGCGCGACGGGATCAGTTCCCCACTCGATGATGAATTGGTCATTCTCTTCTACCCATTTGATGCGTTCCTCGAAGGTCACCTTGTCGATGCCGTAGCGATTAGCGCCGTTTATCTTGAACCACTCGACAGCCTTCGGCGTGTCCAACGGCTTACCATCTGCGAAGCGCAGGAGCGCCTTCTGAAGGTCGCTGCCCTGCGGTGATACACCGTTCGACTGTGCGTACAGTCGGCCTCGGAAGTCGGCCTGATACAGGAAGTAGATCGCGGGGTACTGAGCGAACTTGTTCGCCGTCCGCGTCGCCGTGTAGAACCGGCCCCACTTCGTGCCGCGCAGCTTGCGCTGGGTGTGCCACTCCGCAACCTGACGCTTCCAGCGAGTGAACTCGTCTAGCTGCTGCGGCTCCATCTGCTCCTTCGTCAGTTCCGGCACCAGCCACTCCGGTGCTTCCGGCTTCGGAATCTCGGCGTGGGTAATGATCTCGTCCATGTCGATGCCACGCTTCGCAAGCTCGGTGACTGCGCGCAGCAAGTCGCCATTGATCTGCCAGCGCACAGCCTGCAACGCATTGATCGCCTTGAACACAGAAGGCATAGGAGCCTCTTGGACGGCCTCGATGACCGCGACGCTACCTGCCCTTGTCATGTTCACGCAGTACGGCATGAGGCGGCGCATAGCGGTCGTGTGATACCCGCCCTCATTCAGGGAAGTCCACGGCTTCGGTGGCTCGATGAACGGCAGGCTGAAGGGCATGGTCAACTCGACCGTGTGGCGAATCTTGTCCACCACCGATGCAGCCGCGTCACTGAGCGTCACATCGAACTCGGTCGTCATCTTCTTGCCCATCTTGATGATCTTGCGGCCTACCTCCACCATGCCTAGGAGGCGTAGCTGCTCGATCAGGAACATGCCTACCTGCTCGCGGTCTGCGGTCTGCCATACCGGAACCTCGACCTCTGCGTTGCGGATCGAGCCCTGCATGGCGCTGACGCGGTGGCGGGTAGACTTGCTGCGCTTGCGGTCAAGGTCGTGGCTGATCTGCCAGAACAGGTCGGGCTTGATGTGTTCGAACGTGGCGAGTACGAGTTCGTCGTACACGTCCTTGCCAATGAGGCGGGCCAGCGAGCGGGTGTTGTTGTCGCCCTTGAGGAGTTGCACGAGCGTGGCGCGCACCGCGATGTAGGCGACAGCCCGAGCGTCGAGCGGCTTCAGAAGCGCAACGTGCGCTGCACGGCGACCGGGCTTACCGAGTGTCTGCACCTCGGCCTCCAGCACCTCGGCCAGCGGAAGGAGCCAGCGTCGGAAGATCGCAGCAGCGTAGGGGTTCGTATCGGCGTGTCCTTCACGCTCCCGCTTATCCATCATCTGCACGGCACGTTCGCGGCCTGCTGCGCGGGTTTCAATTTCCAGCTCGATCTGAGTCCTTGCTGCTGCTTGATTCATTAGTCGTGCGTCTCCTTGTCGGTGCGTACTTCAGTCATGCGAGGCTCACGCAGTTGCCCGTTCGGGAACCGCTCCAGAGCCTCAACCTTTACGATCTTTCCCACGATCAGCGCCGGGTCTTCGAACCACGCCTTGCGGTCGGCGTACGTGCCGCCAGCCACCTTGATGACCGTGCCGTCCTTGAACGTGCAGACCAGCTTTCCTGCGTGGCCTGCGAGCTTTCCCTTGCCTTCCTCAACGCCAGTGACGAGCAAGTCGAAGCTCACCTCGTCCTTCACCTTCACGATCTCGCCGTTGCTGCCGGAGCCAGCCGTCCAGCCAGCACGCGGGTCGCGGAGGATCAGCCCGTCATAGCCGCCACGCGACACGAGTTCCTTAGCGCCAACCCGCACGCTGCTCGGGTACGTCCCGGCGTGATACGTCGCCGCGAGGAACACGCAGTCGGTCGTGGTGAAGCCGCGCAGGTACGAGTGCAGGACTGAGTAGCGCTCCTTGTACGGGCGGTCGCTGTGCCCGGCTTCGAACTCCTCCATCGTCAGAAGATCGAACGCTGCGAACTGAAGGTGCGGAGAGGGATCGGCACGGCGGAAGTCGCCGTTCGTCTTGCGCTGCTGTTGCCGGTGGTGCCACACCTCGCCCAGCACCACGAAGCGCTCACCGCGCAGCAGGCGGGTCTGGAGCAGCATGCGGAGCGAGCGCCCGATGTGTTGGCAGGAGGTCACGAGTTCGCCGGTGCGGCTATGCACGAGTGGGTCGCTGCTGATACCGGGTAGCTGGACGATTGCGTTGCAGCCGTCATACTTGTGCTGCATGTCGTAGATCGCAGCGAGTTCTTCGACGGTGCTGACGCCGAGGAGCTTCTTCGCCTTGGCGGTCATCGCATCGAACTCGACAGCCTTGTGGATCAGGTACGTTGTCATTAGAGAGTCACCCCGTATTCCGTCTGAGCGTCAGCGATCAGGAGTGCTACACGTTCCGGCCGTAAAACTTCGCGTGCTTCTTGCACACGGCTGCGCGCACCGGCTACGTTGCCGGTCATGAGCGCGATGTCGATTAGGTTCTGGAACACGTTGAAGCCTGCTTGATCTTTGACGGACTGGATTACGTTCATTGCGGTGTGGCCTTATTAAGAAGGTCTGCGCGGGCTTCGAACTCCGCGAGGAACAGTGCGTTGGTTGCGACGTGGAAGTCGTGCAGCTTGCCGCTCTCGGCGTCGTAGCGTTCACCACGAGCCTTCGCGTTTTGGTGACGGCGGATTGCGGCGCTGTACCGCTTGATTCCGTTCTGTACGAACTGCCATGAACCCGGCTCGTATCCCTTCACCTCGACTGCCCACGACATGACCTCGACCACGCCGAGGATCGCGTTCGGGCACCCGTCTTCCAGTAGATCGAACTGCGGCTTTCCGCCGTCATGCTTCATTCCCTCAGCCATTGATGATTTCCTTGTACCGTTTGTATTGCGTGTGATAGTTCGCTTCGAGTCGGATGTTGTCGATCTGACCGTCTTCGCATAGCACGTCGAGCAACGCCTGCATCTGTGTAACCTCGTCCGTGAGGCGCACACGAGTTCTGTTCTTCTTCAGTGCCTGACGGATAGCTTCCTTAGCTACCTCGCTGCACTCCTCGGCCAGCAGGAACAGCGCACGCTTTCTCCCTTTCATACATATCCTTGAGTGTTTGTTTGACGTGGGCGCGGCACTCGGCCATGCGCCCTTCTGCGTAGAGTGATAAGGCGTGCGAACCTTTACCGAGTCGCACGCCCTCGACGTAAACGTCGTTACTTGACGTGGGCAAGCTGGATCGTGAACGTGTCGTACAGGGTGAAGCGTCCGTCCTTGCGCGGCGTGTGGAAGCCCATCCACTGCGCGGCGACGCTGCTGAAGCCTGCGATGCTGCTGTACTCGACGCCTGTGTTCTCGCTGCCGAAGAACGCGCCGTTGACCACGTACTGACCTGAGTTGAACGAGCAGACGTTGTGCTTGTCGCCCATACGGAAGTACGTGATGTACTTGCCGAGTTGTTCGCTGCGCTTGATCTTGTGCGCCTTCATCGACGCTTCGGTTACCGCAACCCCAACTCCATGCTCGTACAAGACCTTCTGCCCGTAGATACTGGATGTGGTGAACGACCCGTCAACAATGTCGAAGGCAACGTGGCCGTATCCAGCGGTCCTGCATACAAGCTCAAGGGCTTTATACAGAGGGTAAGAAAGCTGCTCGCGTCCCGGTCGGAACATCGTGATGCCGTGGCCGTCCCAGTCGTGGTTGCCAGTGACGCAAGGCACGTCGATGGGAATGCCCAGCGCGGCCAGAGGAGTGAGGACATGTTCAAAGATTCCAACGGTGGCGTCGTGAATCTGTTCAGCAGTCCCGGTGTCGGTAGCTCGTGCGCTGTTGTCATGCTTCTTGTCCGATTCGATGATGTCGCCAATGATGGCGAGGATGATCCGCTCGACCTTGAATCCAGCCGCGATCTTCTGCTTGATCTGGAACACGAGCGCCGCGCCGAACTCCTGCAAGCGCTTGAATGCAACCGGCGTGTTGTACTCGCTGCTCAGCTTGCCTATCTGCAAGTCGGACAGCACGATCTCAACCGTGAGCGGCGTACCGTTGCGTACCTGCTTCACAGTCTGCGCAGCCTTGCGGCGATTCAGCGTACGCACTGCGTCCGTGATGCCGTCGATCAGTGAGTTCTTCGAGCCCAGCGCGTCGATCAGCGCACGGTTGTCGCGGCGCAGCTTGTTGTTCTCGGCCTGTGCGTTGCGCACCTTGGCGAGTTCCTTGGCGCGGTCCACTTCGTGCGACTCGCTCACGTCCAGCTTGCTCAGCCAGTAGCGGAACAGTTGCGGGCTGACCGTGCCCTTGCCCATTTCACTCAGCATCTTCGCTGCCTTTGCGATGGTGCCTTCGATGTTGAATGCGTCAGCGATCTGCTGGTCGGTAAATGAGGTACGGCTAACTTGGCTCAATCAAGCTCCTTGGAAAATGGTCTTCTCTAACTCGCGCATAACCATGCGCTGTAGCTGGTGGCGAATGGCGTCCGCGTACATGGCCTTGCCGATGTACTCCTGCGCCTCCAATGGGTTATGTTCCAACTGCGCTTGGACGCGGATGGGGCTGTTCGTGCCGTAGTCCTCGAACGAGTTCATGCGAGTGAATCGATCGAACTCCACTGTGATGTAGCTGCGGTAGCGGTCAGTGCAGAACGCCTTGCGGGCCGGTGGATCAGTGCGTGGGCACACCGGCTCGTACGCTGGCGTCCAGCGGCGTTCCAACTCCAAGATCCTGCATTCAATCAGCCGCACGTTTAGCCTTTGCTCGTGCTGTCCGTGCCCGCTTGTTACGCAGCAGGCGCTTCTCGTCTTCGGTCTTGTGGGTTGGGTACTTGATGCCCTTGGCGAGCAGAGGTGACGAACGCAGGTACTTGCCCACGTTGTCGAAGAACAGCAGCGGGTCGATGCCCTGACCTATCCGGCCAGCCCAGTTTTCGAGCTTGCCGAGGATGACATTGCACCAGCGACAGACCACGGCGCGGCAGTCTCCGGTCTTGTGGTCGTGATCGACCACGGTGTCTTCATCCATCGTGCGAGTGCAGAGAGGACAGACTCCATTCTGTTCACGCGTCCACTTCTTGCGATAGCCCGGAAGCTCCGCCTTCGTTAATCTGCGCAATGCGGTTCCTTTGCCGTGTCACACGGCGTTTGAGTTTCGTGATCGCGCCCAGCACCTCGCGGCTGCTCGGGACGACGCGAAGGAATTCATGAATCGGCGCACGCGTCGTGGTGCGAATCCACAGCAGGCCAGCTTGCTCAACGAGTCGATCAGCCCAAGCGTCGCCGTACGTGGTTTCGTATGCACGACTAACTACTTCGTACGCCTCGTCGTTGCAGTGAGTGCCAGCCAACAGCGTTGCTGCTGTGACTGCGCCGCAGTCCTTGCCCTCGTACTTCTCCAGTCCGGGGATGTGGTCGGCGGTGTCGCCCTGAAGCATCTGGAGCCAGAACCACTTGTGTCCGTACACCTTGTCGTGCAGCGGGTCGTAGACCTCGTACGCTCCGACCGGCACATGCACCAGCGTGTAGTCCACCCAGTCCATGTGCGTGCCGGGCAGCATCTGCATGTCCTTGTCCTTGGTGAACAGAACGCAGCGCGCTACCGGATCACGGACGCTCGACGCTAGGCCGAGGCCGTCATCGGCTTCTCGATCTGCCCACACATGCCGAGTCCAATTTTTGCCTCGGGCAGTTTCAAGGTACTCACGGACGACAGCCCAGTTCTTCGGCTTGTGTCCCTTGCGCTGGCCCTGATACGGCTTGACCGACGCAATGAAGTAGCGCTGGCCCTTGTCGCTGGCAGCGTGGGTGAGGTGGAGGTGGACCGAACTAGCGCCGCACATCGCAGCGGCCTGCTCGATCTTGTTGTCGGTGATGATGCGGGTCACGCCCGCTTCCGTGTCGGAGCCGCCAGCGCAGAAGTACGCCGCGTAGTCACCGTCGATGTGCAGACGGCGACGCGGGACGATCTCCTGTGCTTGGCTGAACTCCTCGACGGCAGCGGCGGCGTTCACCGCCTCCTGCCAGTCGTACGTCATCAGAACGCGTTGAGCGGGTCCGTGTCGTCTTCGTCCGACTCGTCGGTGCCAGCGTCTTCCTGCGATGCAGCAGCGGCTTCTGCGGCTTCCTGAGCAGCTTGCGCAGCCTCCTGCGACTTCTTCTTCGCCGCGTTGGTAGCAGCACGCTCGGCCTTCACTTGCTCAGGCGTCTTCGTCTCCTGCGTCACCGGCGTGTCCTCCAGCGCACCGCCCGTTTCGAGGGCCGTGTGGATCGGAGAGCCGACGAAGTTCTTCGCCTTCTTGATGCGCTCTTGGAACACGTTCTTCGAGCGACCGACTTGCGTGACGTTGCCTTCCTTGTCCTTGCGGTCGTCGTACTTGCCGTCGATGTAGATGCTGTCCCACATCGCCTTCGTTGCGTACTCCCACAGGAACGCCTTGATCTCGGTCAGCGGCTGCGGCACATTGCGGCGCTTCGAGTTGCCGTCTTCGTCTTCGAGGAACGGCGAGGTCACCGTGAACGCCTTGGTGTTCGGGTTCACAAGCTCGGCCTTCACACCTTCCGAGCCGTCAGCGCGCTTGAACTTGCGGTGATAGATGCGACCGCTGAAGTCCTGACCCAGCAACTCGGCCATGATCTTCGCCTTGCCCTCGTAGTTCATTTCCTTGAACAGCTTGTAGAAGCCAGCCTTCTCGTTCAGCGAGCGGTTCAGTTCGATGCTGATACGCACCGGCACCTTCACGCCGTCGAACTCCTTGACTTCCCACTTCGCACCGTGGACTTCGAAGGTCAGGATCGCCTTGTCGCTGATCTTCGGTGCGCCCTTGTACGTGCCCTCCTGCTTACCCAGTTCGATGTATGCGACGAAGCGCAGACCGCATGCTCCCTCGGCAGGCGGGGAGTACTCACCACCACCGCCCGACTGGGCGACGTTCATGTCTGCGGAGGTTGCTGCTGCTGCTTTAACTGCGTCGAGTGCGTTGTAGCTCATGTGTTGTCCTAAGTATTAGTGGGTAAAAGAAGGGGTGTAGCCGTTCATGAATTGCTTCCGCAGCCACGGCTTCAGGGCTGCTACTGCCTTAGCGAAGTTCGGGTCGGTGATCTTCTCCTCCGTGCCCATGTTCTTGCCCCACACGGTGTCGCTCGGCACCGGCAGCGGGAGCTTCCAGTTGAACCACCACGAGAAGAAGTTGCTCGCCTCCTCCATGACGGCGTGCAGCAGGGCTGCGGCCTTCAGCTTCACATCGTTGTGGGAATCGACGTACTCGGCGTCGTGTACCTGATTGACCAGCAGCGCCAGCCCGCCGAAGTTGTCGTAGTGGTAGAAGGCACGCAGCGACAACCACATCGCAGCCTTGGCGATCTCACCGCCAGTGCCCTGCACCTCGTAGTTCTTGATCTCGGTCGGCTTGAACGAGCGGGGCGTACCCTTCTCGGCCATGAACTTCGGTGCGCACTGTTCCTTGTAGCAATACAGCTTGCCGTCAGGTGTCGTGCTGTACGACTTGCCGAGTTGGACAGTCAGACCGGGGATGTCCGGGTGCTGCACAGTCAGACCGATAGGCACACGGCCCTTCTTAATCAGCACCGCACGGTCATCGAAGTACTGCTTGATCTCCGGGTAACGTGCGTCCTCGGCATCGGCCAGAGCCTGCACTTCCTCCAGCGGCATGCCGGTGTCTTCGGCAATGGTGCGAACGCCAGCGCCGTACGCTCGCTGGAACGAGAACGTCTTCGCGCCAGTCCGCTTGTAATCCCACTCCGGGTCAGCGATGATCTTGCAGAGTTCGAAGACCTTCTCGTACTCCATGTGTTCCTTAGCAGCAAGGCGCACACAGTGCATGTCCTTGCCCGACTTCAGATCGAGAATCAGGTTCTCGGCCTTGGTCAGGATCGCTTGGACGTACACCTCCAGCGAGGAGAAGTCCGACTGGATAATCACGCCGTCCTCACCGTGGCGCGATTCGAAGATCAGCTTCACGTCCGACTTCTGACCCTTGCTCAGGTTCTGAAGGTTAGGATTGCTTGACGACAGCCGACCCGTCACCGTGTTGGTGTGGTTCAGCATGTGGTGCACGATGGAGTCGAGCTGGACCATCGTGAGCATGCCCACGTTCTGCTTCTTCTTCTCGTCGTACCGGATGAAGTACGTGCCCAAGTCCTTCGTCAGCGACTGAACCTGCTTCAGCGCCTTCAGGAACGGGATGTTGCGATTGCCCAGTGCGTCGATGACCTCGGCGCTCGTGGAGTACACACCATCCTCGGCTGACTTCCACTTGTCGCTAGGCTTCGTGAAGCCCTTGAACTGGTAGAAGAAGTCTTCCTGCCGCGTCTTCGGGCCGCGCTCGATGTCAGGCACCGTGACTTGCTTCGTCTTGATCGCGCCTTTGTTCTTGCCGCCTGCGTACCGCTGGACATTCCACTCCTTGCCTGCGGCGATGTCAGCCTCGACAAGATGCAGCGGCCACGAGGGAAGCTCGGGCGAGTTCAGCAGCGCATGCAGTTCCTTCTTCTGGTAGTACGTGAGGTTGCCCTCGTCGTCCAGCACAGGCGCATCGTCCTTGTACTTGACCTTGCCACCGAAGATCAGCGCCGACTTGTGGAAGCGACTGTTCCAGTTGAACTCCAGCTTCGCAGGGAGGTCAGCGGGGATGAAGCCGTTCACCTCGACCAGTGCCGTCGCCAGCTTGTCGGCGGTCTTCGCAGCAAGCTCGTTCGCCAGCGGCTGATTCACGAACATGCCGTTGCGCTCGCACTCGATGGTGAACATGAGCGAACCCATGTTGAGCAGTAGCGAGCGAAGCTGGCCGTTCGCCTTGGCTGCGGCGTACTGCCCACGGAAGATCAGTTCCGTGTTACCGATGTCGCCGTGTTCCCACTTGCCGTCTTCCTCGTAGCCGCAGAGGTAGCGCATGAGCAGGTCTTCGGGGATGTCGATGGTGTCCACGCCTGCATCCCACAGCAGCTTCACCTCGTCCAGCTTGACGTTGCCGCCGTACTCGGGTGCCATGTCGTTCAGCGACAGCATGTGGCTCGACTTTTCCATGCCTTGCAGCAGGTACTCAGCGAGTTGGATGTCCCACACGATGCCGCCACGCTTCACGAACTCCATCCACTTGCGGAGGTTGAACTCGTGATTGCAGTTCGGATTGGCGAGGGCGTACAGGATGTCGAACTTGATGTTCGCGCCGACGAGAATCTTCACGCCGCTCAGCATGTCGCTGAACCATGTCACGCCGGGCTTCTTGCAGGCCGCGATTCGCTCGTCGCGGTCAGTCAAACCCTTGGGCAGGTAGTGGCCGAAAACGCGTGAGCCTCGCTGCTTGTTGTACGGGTCGGTCAGTTTGCCGTGCGCAGCGGCGTAGCTGACCATGTAGTTGTCGGGAGAGAACGGATTCGCCTTGCGCTTGTACTCCGTCTTCGTGCTTGTCTCGATGTCGAATACTCGATAGCCCATTACGCGAACCGCTCCTTCAGCACGAGGTACAGTGCGCGCTGCGTCGGCTCGTCAAGCACGATGGTGTCGGCAGCGTCCCATTCGAGTTCGCCACGGTCGGACTGTTGCTCGATAATGAGACGTTCGCCGTGGCGCTCGATAGCCCGCTCCGTGACGGTCGTGGTCGTCTCCGAGTCGTAGCCCATCCCGCCGAACGTGGTGGTCTGCATCTCGATAAGTACGGTGTCTTTCATCAGTCTGTGAACCTCGCTCGTGAGCCGTCGAACGACACCTCTTGACGCGGGTCACGCGGACCACCGTCGCGGTGCAGCTTGTTCTTCGGAGTGCCAATGAATCGGGTGTTTTGAAGGTCGATGTTTCCCGACCGCCCGAGCATGATGACGGCCTCGGCTGCACCAGCCTTGCCAGTCTTGGAGTTCGCAAGCTGCGACAGCTTCGGGAACAGTTCGCCCTCGGCCTCGCCGCTAAGCTGTGACGTGGCGATCACCACGCACTTGTACTTCACGGCCCATATCCGGGCACGCTGATACATCCACTCCAGAATCTGATCGGTGCGGGTGCCGCCGTTCGCGGCCTGTCCATCGGCCTGCACGTTGTCGAGCATGTCCACCACGACGATTGCCGGGTTCAAGTCCTTCACGATGTCTTCCAACTGGCCCATCGTGTAGTCGTGGATGTCGAAGACGTGGAACAGGTCACGCCCGCCCTGCGTCTTCAGGAATTCCTCGTACACCACGCCCTTATCGCAGAGCGGGATCAGTTCCTGATTCGACATGCCCAGCGACGCATTGAAGTAGCGGTGCCGCAGCTTGCGACCCGGCCCTTCGTTGTTCAGCACGATGATCGTGCGGTCCTGTCCGGGATATAGCTGGTCAACCTGCGGAGCCATGAAGCTCAACTCGCTGGCGAAGAAGCTCGACTTGCCGCTGTCCACTCGTGCCGCCACGATGATGAAGTCGCCTTCCCACAGCGGCTTGAGCGCAGCGTTCAGGCAGTTCAATCGGAAGTGGAAGCCGGTGTCGTTCTGCACGGCGAGGAGCATGTCCTCGATGCGGTCCTTCACCTTCGGGTGCTTCTTGTTGGTGTGGACCCACGTCTCGTGCCGGTCACTGATCGTGCGCAGCGCCTGAGTCAGGTCGATCTCGCCTTCCTCGTAGCCTTCGAGCATCGTCTTCAGCTTGCTCGCCGTAGCCAGTTCCACCAGCCGCTCCTTGATGCCGTCCTCAGTACCGGGCGGTGCAGCGTGCTGGATGTTGGCGATGGTGGCCTTGTACTGCGCCTTGGCCTCGCTCGTCAGCTTCGGGTGAGCCAGAGCGAAGAACGTCATGAACGGCTTCGCGTCGATGGTCGTGACGCCGGGGTTCTCTTTAAAGTACGTGCCGTAGTCCTTCAGGACGGTGGCAGTGTTGGCGTCGATGTCACCCATCGGCACGTACCTGTGCAATCGTTCGTATTGCTCACGATCTTTCAGAAGTCGGAGCAGGCTTTGGTCAAGAGAGATTTGATTTCTCCTCGGGGTAGGAGCTTCGGGTCGAAAGGGGAGACTATGTTTCTGTGGGGCACGCCCACGAGTTCCAGCTTGGTCTTGATGCGGCGCACAGCCTTGCGGCCAGCGGCATCGGGGTCGAGCCACGTGATTACGGGCTTCTGTGCTGCGATCAACCGGGCCAGTACCTTGTCGGTCAGGGCAGTGCCGAGCAGCGCCCATGACGTGACGAACTCACCGCACCGGAATGCAGATAGAACGTCTTCGGTCAGAACGATTGCCGGGCTGTAGTCACCGAACTGCGCGACGATGCCGCGCTTGTCGATTGCCGCGCCTAGATACTTCGGTTGTCTTCCGTCGATGCTGCGTGCCTGCCAGTAGCAGAGCCGCGCCTGATCGAATACGGGTAGCACCACGCGGTTAGTGGGCGGGTGGTAGTACGCGCCTAGCTGGCGCGTCTCGGGAGCGCCTACGGACGCCTTGAGGAGCCATAGCCGGGCCTCGATAGGCCACAGCGATAGGTCGTCCACCACTGGCGTCGGCAGCACCGTGTACCGGGCGATAGCCTCGTCTTCCGCAGCCCGCTCACGGTCACGCTTCATGCGCTCCGAGAACGATAGCTGCGGCTTGAACTCGACTAGCGACTCCTGACACCGGAAGCACCACGCCGTCCACTTGTCCCGCTCATGAGCCACCAGCAGCGTGCGGCCTTCACCGCAGCCGTGGCTGGCTCGACCCTTACTGCCTTCTCGCAACTGCTGCGCGGCCTTGAGCCACGCCGCAGCCACTAGCGGGTGAAGTACACGAGCAGATCAGCCGCGATGTCGGCCACGAGCAGGACCGTGAGGGCGATGAACAACGTACGGTCGGACAGTTTGCGCATTACAGGGAACTCCTTTGGTTGATTGCCCACACACGGACGGTGCGGGCTTGTGCGGTCGGGCGCTGGGCCTTGGCTACGCGGTCGGTCGGCGTGATTAGCCCGGCACGCACAGCGGCCTTCGGCAGCGAGCCCCACGCGTTCACGTTAGGCGGCTCGTCCGGTAGATGACTGCTGCGGAACTGGTCGAAGTTGATCTCCGTCTCACCGGCCTCGCGTCGGCTCCTGACCCACAGGCCGAGCCAGAACAGCGAGTCTGCGAGCCATTCGCTACCGGCCCGCTTCTTGGCTTGCGCTTGGCCTTCGGCCTTGCGCTGTTCGCCGGTTGTCACTCCGCGTCCACCAACTCGTGAATGGTGCGGGTGTTGCGCTTGACGTGGCGCACGGTCTTGGTGCGCTTGATGACCTCGACCTCGACAATCTTGAACGTGCCAGCCACGTAGTTACCGCCGTGCTGTTCGATGAACTTCTCGGCAGCGGCCTGAGAGGTCGGGCGGCGAGTAATCACCTCCTGCGGCGTGCTGGTAGCGACGGGTAGCGGAACGTGATGCACCTCGAAGTGCGTGCTGACCTCCTGCTCGCCGGTTGGTTCAGCGGGAACAGCCTCGAAGCGGTATCCGTACGGTGCAATGTGTTTTCCGTCGTCGTCCGCGATCCACACGCAATCACCGTCGGAGCCTTTGGGCAGCACCGTGTACACGTTGCCCGCAGTCAGCCCACGGTAAGACGCGCCCACTGTGTTGATGCAGCGGATCGAGGAGCCCGGTTCGAAGTGCTTGCTCATTACAGGACACCTCCGATTGCAACTGCTTCGGTCTTCGCAGCGAGGCGCAGTGCAGAAGCGGACAGTTCAGCGTCGTCGGCCACCTTGTCAGCGAACTCGGACGCCTCACGCGCCTTGTTGGCGATGCTGGCGGCGATGCGAGCTTCGGTGTCCAGTGCGCGGACCTTGGCCTCGGCAGCAGCCACCGTCAGACGAAGCGAAGCGATGTGAGCGCGCACCGTGATTTGGTGAGCCTTGCGGGTTGCAGCAGCGATGATGGTCGAGAGAGACATGTGTGTAGTCCTAATCAATTATGGGAAAGAGAAAGCCGCACGCCCAGCATGAACGTACAGCGGTCGGGTAGTTTGACGGGTTACAGCGAGAGGTGGATCAGCCAGCCGAGGAGCGAGAGCCAGCCCAGTGCGATGACCAGTGCGATCAGCGTCTCGGCTAGGTCGGCGTGCATTACTTCGAGGCGACGGCGCGGATCACGCTATCGTTGATCGTGATGACGTTCACTGCGCAGCCCGACAGGGCCACGGCGACGAGTGCGGCGATGATGTACTTCATGCTTGCTCCTTCAGGATGATGTCACCGGGTTCGCTGTACGGTTCCTCGCTGCTCTTGCCGTTGGCGTAGCGAGTCACGACATTGCCGGTCGCAGGGTTGAGGAGAATGAGTTGGCAGTGCGGCTTTGCGTCGGCCACGTACGCCACGAACTTCACGTCGCAGCCCGAGCGGAACTTCAGCGGCTTGCCAGTCATTGCGGCAAGCAGCGAGAACGTGGCCTCCGCAACGACCGCCTCGTACGATTCCTCGTACGAGTCCGAGCCCCATCCGCGCATCTCGTAGCCGTCCTGCATGAGGACTCGCAAGCCCTTATCAAGGCTTTCAACAACACCGAGCATGCCGAGGCGCTTCTTGTCCTCCGGGTAGTCACTCAGAAACGACGAGGTGCATACGAACCGTACAGTCTCGCCGACCTTGAACGTCATGCGGCCTCCGGGTGTGCTTCTGCGATGCGTTGCAGGTTCTCGCGGAACAGCTTGTCCATCGTGAGCTTCGCCACGTACGCGGCCCAGTTACGGAAGCCCAGCGACCGGGCGAAGCGGTTCATCTTGCGGATCGAGCGGTACGGACGAGCGCGGTATCCGCCGACAGTGTTGAGGGTACGAACGACGATCATGCGGACTCCTTAGAAGTCGCCAGCGCAGCCAGCGGTGGGTTGAAGTTTGCACGGCGAAGAGCCGCAGCAGATGGGCCGGCCCTTGGCGAGGGCTTCGCAGTACGGCACTGCCTTCGGATCGACAGGCTTGCGGATCAGTTCTTGCAGGCTCGTGCCGAAGCGGGGCGCGTTCTCGATCACGTTGGTCAGGCTCTCACGCTGGTTCGCCACGCGCCGACGAAGCTCGCGGAGTTGCTTACCCAAGCGTTCGATCTCTGCGTCGCGGCTACGCAAGCCGACATTCAGCGCCACGATCTGCCGACTCTGCCGGTCGTTATGCTCGCGGTAGAAGCGCAGTTCGTTAGCCGGGCCAGCGCCGTACGCAGCAGCGAACGAGGAAGACTGGGCGCGGCCACGCCGCTCGCGGTGGATCGTCTCTGCGTTCGTGTCGGCTCGCATCGTGGCGCGTTCCAGTCGTGCCGACAGGCCCGCGACGATGGCCTCGTGCTTGGATTTACGGATGAACATTAGGCCGGGTTCCCGTTGACGTTACGCGAGAGGTGGAACTGCTGGATGGCCGCAGCCGACTCAGCCTGCCGTGCCTCGTGCAGTTTCAGCGCTTCGGCTTCAGCGCCTTTGTACGTCTCGTGCGGGTTCTTCGACCAGCCACCCGTCTTGCCGTCGAACACGTGCCACTTGTCGCCCTTCATCTGGACTTGGTATTGGCCGGTGACGGATTGCTCGGGTACGTTCGTGCGGTATTGTTGGCGCATGTTGTTTCCTATGTGCGGAGGCCGAGATCGACCTCGCGGTTCATTGCGTCAGCCACGCCCTGCGCGGCCACGTTTGTGAGGTACTGCGTCTCGCCGGGTGTGTCGGACTCCGTATCAACTACCGCATAGAAAGTCTGCGGCGAGGTGTAACGTGTCGGCGTGGGCGAGAAAGGACGCACCACGAAGCGATCACTCATGCGAACAGAGCTTCGAGGCCGCGCTTGGCGTCGCGTTGCTGGCGACGCACGTTCGTGACGTGCAACTTGTCGCGCTTGCGGTCACGGTTGGGAAAGGACACCTGACGTTCTTCGACAGGACCGGAACAATGGGCCGCGATCACGCGGTCGTTTCGGAGGGTGCGTTCGATCACGATTAGGCACTCCGCAGGGCGTAGGCTTGACGCTTACCAGCGCGGCGCTCGGCGCGGCTGGCCTTCGGCGTAGCCTCGGGAGCAGCAGAGAAGGAGCGACCGAACACAGCACGAGCGAACGCTCGGACGATGGCGTTGGTTTCCGCGAGGTGCGGGCGGCGAGTAACGGTGTTGATTACGTTGCGAGCGATCATGCGGCGTCCTTGAGAGTGAGTGCGGAGGGATGGATGAAGTACTGCGGATCGAAGTCGCCCCACTTGGACGAGTTCGGGCCAATCAGGAGGCCGTCAACGCGGCCCCACGTGTCGATACTGGCGACGGCTATGCAGTCCTGCGCAAGCTGCGCGGCGGCGTAGTTCAGGTGAACCTGCATGACCGTGCTGTGGAGGCCAGCTACGAAGCTAGGCTCCGACAGTGGCCGGATGTACTCGACGCAGCAGACGAGAACGCGCTCGGTGCCATGCTCGGGATGTGTTGAATCGCTGACTTCGCCACGATGCAGCAGGAAACCGGCGCGATTGAGAGCGGCGATAGTGCGCAGCATGGTGTTGTCGGCAGCGTTGTCGTTACGCTTCAAGCCAACGTTAAGAAGGAGTTTCATTCGATTGGGAATTGTTGTCGCGGACACCAGCTAGTTGAGTGCTGGTAGAGCTTTTAGGCGCTCCGCAAAGCCTTGTGTAACGGTGCAGCTACTACTTGGTACAGCGATGTGCGACAGCCATTGCGGCCACCACACAGAACAGCCCCACACAGATGATGAGGCCGCACAGCGCGGCAAGTTTCACGGTCAGACTTCCGAAGTCGTCTTCACGTTTTGCAGCGCGGCGAGCAGGACCGGGTTCGTCACCTTGTCCTTGTTGGCGATCACTTGCTTCATGAACGCGGCGAACTTCGCTTCGATGTCATAGACCTCGATCAGCGGCTTGTCCTTGA